AGTTGAGCGATCTTGTTAAGCCAGGGGAATGTTGTCGCATTCGCGGGATTGAGTGGAAAAGCTGTAGTCGTGAGACCAGTTGATCCATTGACTGAGCCAATTCGCTCATCAAACTCCTCAATTCGTGGCTTGGACATGTTGCGAGGATTTCGCAGCATCTGTTGTCCGCCGAAATTTCCTTGTAGAACTCTTCCGGCAACTCCCATTTGACCATTATTTCGACGAGGTCGGTTTCCTCGTGCTCTCCGCGCCTGACCTTGTTTTCGGCCTCGCTTTGGAGCAGATTGTTGCACCACAACAATTTTTGGTTTACGTGTAGCTTTCGCGCCTTTCCCACGTCTAGATTGGCTTTTCTTTTGGTTTTTAACCTGTGAACTCATAGTTCTTTTTGTTCCGCCGTCATCAATGATATCATAACGGAACGACTGCTCATGGAGGAAAAATGACGTTCCAGTCCAGAGGTCAAACAGGCGTTGATCAGATAATATACCAGTCTTGGCAACTATCCAGTCTGGCTCATCAGCACAGACACGATCAAACTTGAACAGCAGCCAGCTGATCAATTCTCTCAAAAATTTTCGCAAGGTTGGGTCCGTATAACCACAAACAAGCATCCCCGCGGCTCGCGTCAAAGCGTTTGCCGGCGTGTGCTTCGCCTTGTTACTATATAATAAAGATGTCAAAATTTTTCCACGATTATACTGAGGTACTGCTATTCCCTTCAGGTACACCGTGTGTGCGCTAAGATAATCTAAATCTTCAGCGGGACGTGGATCATAACAATCAGACGTCGTGATAACACCAATGGTACTAAATTCTTCACAGACACTACGTCCGTTAAAGAATGGATGTGCCTCATCTGAGACAGTCCATGTATTGTCATCACCACACAGGGCCATCGACACATTTTGTAGAAACTCTTCAGGAGATGTTTCTTCCTTCTCTGGAACATTTCGAATCCAGGCATAGGATAAAAGGGTCATCAAAATCAAAGTATTGTCATTAATTGTGTTACAGCTTCCAGAGGGATTACCTCCGAGCTTCAAAATTAACACGCCCTCTGGCGAAATGATCAATGTATTGACTAGATTCCTATAATATGTCTTAATGCGTTGTAAGTTTGCGGGGGTACGATCCTCCTCCCTCAAACATGTCCAACGGAATCGTGCGCAACCCCACATCATGTAGGATCGCAGGCTTGAATCGTACTCACTCTCGTCAAGAGCGTAGCCATTAGGATGGGTCTGCAATTTTTCAATCAAACGTGCCCAATTTCCATTCATGGGACTCCAACCAACCGTAGATGGTGAAGTCAACCAAGCCGAATTCATTTTCTCATTCATATCCGCAAATAACCTATTACCGTCCACTGTTGCATCAACAGCCATGGCGGTAAACGTTCGAATCTTATTCTGCAACGTCTTTTCAGTAGGCCGAATCTCTTCTTTCAGAGAATTCGTACACAAGTACGTGTGATTAGGGTCAGAAGCTAGCAACTCCCAACTCTGAGCAAAAGTTTCCAAAATAGTTGGATCATGCTCCAAGAGTTCGCCCTTAGTCGCGTACATTGTGTTATAAGGTGCGCCCGACGACGTAGTTTTGTCGAGTTTATCTACCACTGGCTCCAGTGGCCGCACACATGCATTTTGCATATACGGATAGAAGATTGTTGCAGTATACCTCCAAGCGCGATTCATATCGCGTACCTGTTCATCATCCATGAACGGAGTATCTTTAGCATATTTTGATAAAGACTTGTATGAGGCTTCTTCATTTGGTGCCGGCAAACCCCATTCCTGTGGGGTTTCATAACCAACGTCATTATAGTACATCTCAACAAACGGATCAACTGATCGACGATTGTTATAACGAGGATGTCTAGGCATAAAGCCAACGATTGGAAAATGAGTTTCCGGTAACCATTTATCGTGTTCTTCACTCACACTACCATAGGCTCTAAAAAGAGCCCCCCCCTGAGTATTAGTTCTATACTTATCAGGGAACCGGTCAAAGACCGATTGCTCGATCATAGTTGACGGGAGCGGGGGCAGGACTGAAAATC